CTGATCCGGCAACGGTATCAATAACTTGTGAAGCCAAAGGTAAAATATTAGAACTAATTTTTCCAGCAAAACCTTCAGTAATACTATCCATTGTGGCATTGAATGCCATTGAAACGGGCTTGAATTTAGCAATACCGGCCTTTGTAGCATTCTCATCTCCCGTGATACCTTTTAACAATGCCAGTCCTGCATCACTTAAACTTCCAGGTGCAAAGAAAGAATCATAAAAAACTGATTCAGCACCATCTAAAGCACCGCCTAAAGCATTAAAAACAGCAGGACCTAGATCAGATGTCAAACCTGTAATTAATGCACCTCCCATATCAAATGCTGCTCCACCAATATCTGTCAAAAAATTACCTGTAACATTGTTAGCAACACCCTGCCTAGCAGTTTCTAATCTTCCAACAACCTTGTCTGCTCCGGATTGCACTGTTTGTTCAAAACTATTTAGTTGTGTTTCCATATTGAGTCTGGCATCAAAGATGGCAGGCGACAACTTAGCAAAAGTCATCTTTATATCTTCTCCGTAACGAGCCATTTTTTCGTTTAAGTTCTTACCTGCTAGAGTCATAGTTTTAAGATCTCTATTAAAAGAATCTGCCGATGCCCTCATCATATCTTCAGTTTCAGCTTCTTCTGATTTTGCCTTTAGTTCATCCATTGAGTCAACTTGACCGGTTAGAAACATTTCCATTTGACGCATATCAGTAAAACCCATTTGATCTTTTAACAGATTTTTTTGTGCAATATTCATATCATCTAATGACTGACCTGATTCATTAAAAGCATCTCTCATTTTATGCATCATTGCTTCTTGATCAGTATTTGCAAGGTTCATCATCTCAACTGCATCTAAATGAACACCGAAGACTGCTGATAATTCACCAACTTTTTGAGCTGCTGAATCAAAACCTTGAAATTGCCCAACCATACCTTCTAATTGACTGTATTCAACACCTAATTGCTTAAGCGCAGTTGCCATTCTGGCTGCCTCTTCTACAGTTACATTCCCAAATTTTTCCATGTTATTGACAATACTGACTGTGTCTTTAGCTATTAATTTTGCAGATATACCTGTTTGCTGTGATAGACCATATGAATATTTCTTTAAGTCATCTAGCATTGTGGCATTGGCTTCACCAGTTTGTGCGATACCTTTACCGACAAACTTACCTAATTCGTCATTAGATAAACCAAGATTTGTTGTAAATAACTTAACATCGACCATACGATCTTTAAAAGCTTCAGCAAGTGAAGGACCGTAAGATGACTTAAAATTACCAATAAAATCTGTAAAACCTTTTTGATATTCTTCCCGTGTAATATCTACTTGCTTAAGAAGATTGATTGACTTACCGTACTCTGTGACAACATACTCACTGCGACCTTGTGCTAATAATTCATCTCCGGTTTTGGTGTATATATCAGCAAAAGTGTCAAAACTTTCTCTCATCGACTGACTTACACCGATTGTCATTTCTTCTTGTGCTTTTCTAAACCCACCAAAAGTGTCTTGTATCTGTTCTAATTGAAAACGAAGAGGCTCAGCTGTCATCGCCATCAATTCATCTTTTTCTTCTAGGAATTTTTTTGCCTTTTTTAAAGCAGTCCATGATTCTGAAACAACTTTAGCAGTACCTTTTAATATAGCACCCATTCCAGTCATAGGGACATCAGGCATTGAAGGCATTCCTCCTCCACCGGCTCCACCTCCACCTCCGGCTCCGCCACCGCCACCGCCACCTGCTCCACCGGAACCCCCGCTGGCGGCCATGATATTAGCTATAGCTGCAGCTAGCTGTGCTATTGTAGCTGGTGACAGTGCGACAGGTGCTGTCATGATATTCTCCTAATGATATAAGTATACTCAAGAAAACTTTTTAAAAATCTTCTCTATCTTTTTTAAATCTTCTTTTTTATCTTTTTGACCTTCAGGAGCCTCATAATTATCAGGAGTTATAATATTATTACTTTTATCACGTGCATTTTTGATTGCTTGCATATCCTTAATTACGCGATCAATAAACCAGTTTCGATAAGTTATAGGAAGAGATCTTATATCACTATACGACATTCCCATATTTTTTTGTAAAATGTAACAAGCTTCTAGAAAATTTTCTCTTACTATTCTAGAGTCGGCCAGAAAAAATTTGTTGTGATCGGAAGATCTACCTCCGACTCTAATGAGCAACTTGGACATATATGTTTTAGTGCAGTATCAATTCCCGGTTCTGACTTTTTAATAAAGTTTCTAAGACTTTTCGAATCAAAAGCAGGCATATTATCTATAAATTTCTTAATTGATGAATTTTTTGTTATACCATCGATTGAAACTATATGTGACTCAATACTTTTTGTTATATTTCCTAAGTAGTTCTCCCCATAGAGATTTTGCATACTTGCTATCGTTTGACTTCTTTCATTTTCATCTTTTCCTGTCAAAAATTTAAAAAGTATTTTTTTCTTAGAAACAGGAAGAATATATTCAAAAAGATTCTCACCTTCTTTTACTGGTGATATATCTAAAGGCTTTATAGACAACTCAGATAAATCGACTCTTTTTTCATTTGTTGCAGTACAATGTCGACATGTTACATTGACATCGTAATTTGAACCGTAACCTGTTATCCTAATTGCCATTGTCAATGCAGTTCTATCTCCTATGATTAGATCATCAGGGTCAGCATCTTTATTCATTACACAAGATTTAATAAGTTCGTTTAAAACTGTACCTTTTTTAATATAAGCTTGTGAAGAGAGTATATCTTCTTCTCTTGCAGTCATTGCCTTGATATCAATAGTAGACTTATCATAGAAAAAAGATTCAGGAGAGTATATTTTTCCATGTGTTGGTAAAGGCACATTTTCTACTGGTATCTCCCATTTAATTTCATTATCAGACATTTTTGCTCCTATATTCTATGAAGTCTAAACTACTGATTCAAAAAGTAAAATTAAAATTGGAAAATGCAATTGTCAAATTCTATTGTTAACTGTACATCCATCATTGATGCAGCTTCATCATATTTTAAATCACCAAAAGTAACAGCTGTTAAAAATGCACCTTTAATATCCCACAACTCTATAACTGTTCCAACAGGATCCAATACTTTAATTTGGATATCACGCTTATAAAAGTCTGCATATCCACCTCGCCCACTAACACTCTCGTAATGAGTTCTTGCCCATTCCATAGCTTGTTGTGCACCACTTGGGGCAATAGGATCATGAAGTGTAATGGAAAAACCTTCCCACTTACCTTTTGACGTTCCTATGTTTCTATAGCTGTTGATGTAATGTATAGTTTCACTTTTAAGCGTAAACTTAGGACGTGATGCCGCGTTTACTAAAAAAGAATCAATACCTTCTATAGCAAGAACAAACCTGTTCTTTCTTTTTGGTTCAAATTTGTTTGGCAACATATCTGCCACTGATAAAGTTTCTGCCATTTTTACTCTCCTTAAAAATTAATTAAATTGCATCTGCGCCGGCATTTGTGACTACAAAGTCTAATGCTACAAACTCAACAGCACGTGTAGGTTGTAAGAATATCTTTCCCCTAATTGTGTTATTCTCAACATCAGCTTGTGTAGTAGTAGTAGTATCAATTATAACTTTAAATCTATCTACCCCACCTTGTTCCTGTACTCTTTGTAAAATAGGATTGACTAAAGAATTAAATCTCTCTAATGTTTCTTGTCTATTAGGTTCAAATAACAAAGTATTAGCAACATTTCTTACTGCACGCCTTACGTCAATCAAAAGTCTTCTTACGTTAACCCTATCAAGTGCAGAACTATTTTGTAGTAATGTTTTTTGTCCCCAGATAACTAGACCGGTTCCTGGAAATGCTGTTATTGGATTAATATCAACATCGTATAGTTCATCTAAGTTTTCCCTATTAAGCCTTACGTTAGCTGCTTTAACCGCATTTAATGAACCTCTAGAAAAACCAGCTGGTGCAAACCAAGGATGTGCTATAGCATCATTTAATGCAAATGCTCCCAAAGCAACAACTGAAGGAGGCACATTAACTAAAGCTTCTCTGTTTGTTGGTTTTCTTCCATTGGTTGTAACTCTCATTGATTTAACAACATCAGGAAAGTATGCAGCGGCAAAGGAACTATCTAGACCTCGTCCTTTAAATGCGTTTACTGTGTTGCCTACATGTACAACTTGATTTGATCCTGTAATTACTTTATTAAATTTATCACGTTGCTCAATATCCATAATATACATGGCATCAAATCTAGATTCAACTGCTGTTATAGCAAAGTCTGTAACAGCAGGTTCACGAAGTCCGGGTATAGCTAACAATTTTATATCAACGTCAGACTTAGATCCCATAATATCAACTGCTTTTCTATATGCTGCAACTGTAGGTCCAGATGTTAGTCCTTGACCCGACTCAAGCATTTCTCTTCTTGCTGCTGTATTTGATAGTTTTGACTTTTCTATATCAAATATATTAAGCCCATCAAATCCGTTTTGAAGGAAAACATTAAAGCCTGAGAATTTTCTATTAGAAGGTGTCTCAAAGTCTTTAGGAAGAAGACCTCTGGTTTTTGCAGTTGAATTTGCTGATATAATTCCTGATCTAACGTATGAAGCACTTACCCATTGATCCGGATCAGCCTTCTCGTTAGATCCAGTTTTAACACTAATATTTTCAAGACAAAATTTATTATTTTGGAATGAGTCAGATGCTCTGTTAAATTTTGCAACATCTTTTCTATGATCAGGAAAGTATTTGACAAGTGAAGTAAAAGTTTCATCAAAAAGAGTCTGCTTATTTGGTTCTGTTGTTGTTGTTTTTCTATTAAATTGCAAACCCCAATTCAAATCAGTGTTTACTCTCTTTTTATTTCCTGTGCCTAGTGCTATTGTTCTTCTATAAGGTAAGGGTGGCTGTTGAACTCTTTGATGTACATCACTATCATTGTAAGTTCTTCCGTCTCCTTGCGCTGCCAATATAGAACCTGACGTATTCAGTGTCAAAGGTCCTCTAAAACCCATAGGCATCGCATCAACTGGTATATTTCCATTTTTCAAATCATCTGTCATAACTAGCCTAATATAACTTGATAAGACTGGATGATCACCGTTAACATTAATTTTTTGACTTAATGTTTCTTTATCAAAATCAAAGTATACATTTAAGTCACCTATTACACGACCAATAAATCTAGGTGAATCCGGATCTAATGTAAGACTTCTAAAAGACTCTAAAGTGATTTTTGTTTCGTCAGTATCAAAAAAGTCTCTGATTGAAAGATCAAAAGTAGGATAAGTTGTTCCATTAACTCTAGCTATGTTATCAATCGCTATTTTAATTTTTGTATTTGCTCTTGCACCAGCGCTTAATGCAACTACCTTGAAGAGATTTTTATTACTTCCACCATACTTTTGACTTATTATATAAGGAGACTCAGCATGGTTAAACCTATCTTGAAAGTCTTCAAAATTAGGAACTGTGCTTGATCCTACATTGCGGCCCAAAGATGATGTTAATAAAAACCCTACATCTTCTTTTGATGCAGGACCGCATCCTTTTGAGTATACACCGGCTTTAATTGCTCCTGAACCTGTAACAGCTGCTAAATTTGGATGTACATCGTAACTAGCATACAATAAGTGACCTGCTTCTTCTATCTTTTTAGGATCAGTATTAAAAACATTTCTAAAGTATTGTTGCTCATTTGTTAGGCTGAAAGAAGCAGTTATGACGTTAGGATAAGTTGTCGTACTCTTATGACCATTTAGTAACATTGTAAAAACCTCAGTACCTAAATCTACTGATCCTGTCATTGCACCGTGCTTGCCAAATATATGTCCTGTTCCATCGTGTAATTCTCCAGCTGTTTCTGATGTCACTGGTGTATTATTAGCATTAGAGTTTCCACTTAAATGAAGAATAACACCACTTGGTGCAAGAAGAACACCACGAAGGATAGGCACTGCATAATTACCGTCAAGACCACCGGAGAAATTTACTATAGTTAAATCACCAGGTGCTTCAATATCTCCAGCGCCACCGTTTTTAGCAACAGTGATTTCGCGACCATTACCTGCTGTACCGGCTGTGTTTTGCGTTATTGTTACTGTTGCAGTACCTCCATTAGTTGCAGTAAAATCATCATGTAAATTGATAGTAGTTGCAATTGCAGCCGCCTGAGTAATATTTTCTGCACCCGAACCACCGGTGGTGGTGTCAGCAGCAAAAGTTCCGTTTGTAGATGCACCTGTTGTATCAGCCATGGCATTGGTATCGGCGTGACCGGTTATTGTAACTGTATCACCATTAGCTGTAACAAGCGATATTTGGTTGTCTGCTCTAATCTGGCCTGCATCTGTAATTGTTATTGTTGCGGTTGCTGCTGTTCCACCGGTTACTGTAGTTGTGTTTTGTATTCCCGCACTGCTAAATACAGTACTTCCAGCTGACTCAGACATGAAGCAACCTAAGAAATAAGTTCTACCTTCAACAGATCCTTCACCTGAATTAGCAAATGGATTATCTGCAAGTGCTCCATTAACTGTCTTTTGTACTTGTCTATTACCAACAACAAATCCTGCATTTGTGACAATACCTGATGTAGAATTTCTCTTTTTCCCATCACCTATACCTAGTACTCTCATGTAAGTTGCTGATTGTGCATTACGCAAATACTCTGCTACTGCAATTGGACCAAATTTAGTTCCGTCGATTGAACCAAAAGTTGTTTGAAAAGCTGTTGTATTTGATACAGTTATAGGTACAAAAGCAGGCCCTTCATCTGACGTACCTATTATACCTGCTGGTACTCCAACAGGAGCGTTTTGTGCAGGTGCTGAAAGATCGATTTCTCTTGTACTTACACCAGCGCTTCTAAAGACTCTTTCTGCCATTTGTTTTTCTCCATTTATATTTAAGTATTACTTACTCAAAACTTACGCCTGAATTTGTGATAATAAAATCTATTGCTATGAATTCTACTGCTCTAGTTGGTACTAAAACAATTCTTCCGTTAAGTCTATTTTGTTCAGCATCTTCTGCAGTATTGTTCGATGCATCCATTACAACTCTAAATGAATCAATACCTTGCTGCGTTTGTATTGAAGATAACTTAGGTGTTACCTTCTTGATAAATCTATTTCTTGTTGTCTGATTGTTTTGTTCAAAAATTATCTTTGTTGCAGCATCACTAACAATTCTTTTTACTTCTAGAAGCATTCTACGAACATTTACTCTATCCAAAGAAGATTTAGCAAATTGTAAAGTTTTTTGACCAAAGATAACAAACCCACCTTGAGGAAAGTTTGCAATAGGATTGATTCTAGCTTCGTAAAGCGTATCCCTGTTACCTGCTGTAAGCCTAGTTTCTGTATTTTTTACAAAGTCTAGTGATCCTCTGCTAAAACCAGCAGGAGCAAACCATGGGTAGGAAACAGAATCACTAAAACCAAGTGCACCTAAAGCAGCAACAGAAGAAGGTACTTTAATAAATCTTCCTGTATTGTCATCTGCTATTGTAACATTTGGAAAATAAGTGGCTGCAAAGGAACTATCTACTGCCCTACCTAAAAATTTCTCAGAAGTAATTCTGACACTTGGTGCTGTAGTGTTATCATCAAAAAGCCTATTTGAGTCATCGTCATATGTTTCAATATCCATTAAATAAATTGCTTTACCATAATTTTCAACTCTTTCTACTGCAAAATCTGTCACAAAGTTATCTTTAATTCCAGGTATAGCTAAAATATTTACTCTTGACGAAAGTTCATCAGTTAATATTCTTGTTGCTGCTCTATAAGAAGCAACTGTATTATTATTAATTCCTATTCCAGGTGATGAGATACTGTGAAGATTCATATATGATATTTCTCCTCCTGCTGCTTTACCACCTGATTCTGCAGAACTAGCCCTATCGTTAAGTTTTCTTTGATCGCGATCTAGTATATTCACACCATCAAAACCGCCGTAGAAAATATTTGTAAATTTTGCATAGTTTGTAAATCTATTAAAATATTTAGCATTTGAATTAGCCACTAGAGATGCAAGAGATATTCTGTTTGTTTTGACACCATCACTGACATTATAAGTATTAGGATCAGGAGATGCATTACGAATATATGCAGCTTCAACAATATGATTGTCATCTGAACCAGAGATTGTAGTATCGCTAACAGAACCTTGAGCTGATAGAGCAACTTTTGCTAAAGAAAACTTATTATTATTAAAAGTATCTGCATTTGCATTCTTAGTTATGACTCCTAATTTTTGGATCCCAAGTAACTTCGTATAAGAATTTATAAGCTCGTTATGAACACCGCCACCATTTGTTAAAAGAACAGCTTGATCGATACTTGAGGAAAGAGGAAGGTTTGTAGTTTTAACACCCCAGTAGATTCTAGAATCAGCAATCTCAGCACTTCCTGGTTCACCAAAGAAGTTACCTCCATTTTTTGTCTTACCTCTAGTTGCTTTTATTGTCATTGGAACAGGCGGAACTATTGAAGAACATAAACTTTTCATATCTGCGTTCTGTGGAATACTTCCTGTTATTCTATATGAAGATACTGTTGTCGAAGAGTCTATTAAATCACTGTTAGTAATCAAACTAGGAAGTCCTCTAAAACCAAAAGGAAGTGCAGATTTAGGAATATTACCCTCAGTATCAAAATCAGAATTCATAGAAATACGAATGTATTCTGATTTATTTGGAAAAGCACCTTGAACTTGTAATCTTTTTTCTGAATCTGAAGTGGAGTCAAAATTAAAAAATACTTTGTAGTCTCCAATCTTTTTAGCAATATAATTTTCACTGTCAGGATTTAAATCACAATTAGTAAATTGTTCTAAAATTTTAAAATCTTTATCAGTATCGTAATAGTCTCTTACAGATACAGTAAATGTTCCGTATTCATCTAAAGGATCATTTGACTTCTTTAAATCAGAAATTGAAACCTTAACTAATCGATTAGATATGTCACCATCATCCAATGTTTCAAAATGAAATAAGTCATATTCTTTTGATCCGTAAGGCTGAGAAATAAATTTTGTAGTTTTTGCATTTGAATAGCGTGTATCAAATCTACCAAAATTATCAGCATGATCAACTGTTCCGGATAGAATTCCTACCGTATCATCTGTAATACTGTGTTTGATTCTTACAATACCCGGTTCAACAGGAAATTCTCCGTATAATAAATGTTTTTCTGTATGAAAATTATTAGGATCTTTATTTAATATCTTTCCAATGTAATGATCACTATTTGAATTTAAAGAAGCAGTATATATTTTTATCCCTGTATAGCCTTCTTGTGTATTAAACGTACTACCTGCTGAACATGATAAGACTAATTTGAATATTGCCTCATCTTTACTGCTAGGTGATCCATAACTACTTATCTTAGCGCCGTTTGAAGCTGTAATTTGACTAGCACCCGCAATATCTGAGTATTTTTGATTATGATCCATAATTACTAGTCTGGATCCAGAAGCTAGAAAAATCATACCTCTTACAACATTAACAGTTCCGCCACCGGTGGTAAAAGAATTGTTATCTGTAAAGATAGGATAAGCAGAGGACTCTAGACTGCTTTCGTATATTTCATGTTTCCCTACTAAAAATTGAACCGTACCTGCCAAGGCTTTGTTTCCTGATATAGCTGGATTAGGTGTTGTCGAATCAGCTGCTGCTCCTTTAATTCTAAAGCCGGCATTTTTGACAATACCTTGCGAATCAAAAGCTGAAAAATCACTTGAATTTTCATTTGCTCCTGCACCTAATACTCTAATATATGTAAGTGAAGTTCTATTTTTTAAAAATTCATTGACTGCATAAGGTCCAAATTTTTCTGAATCTAGATCGCCAAACTTTCTTATAAAATCAGACATTGACCCTACAGTCACAGGAACAAAAGCAGGCCCTCTTCTAGCAGTTCCAATGACACCCGCAGGAGTGCCTGATATTTGGGTAACTCTTTGTGTTAAATCTATCTCTTTCTCAAAAAATCCTGGAGATTTGAATGTTTGCTCTGCCATTTATGGTTCTCCTATTACTATTCATCTGTATTATAAGTATCGATCAACAACACAATTATCTACTCATATTGCGTTTCTATTTTCTTTACTAACAAGTTTGACAATACTGTCTCACCTGCTCTACTATTTCTATCTATCACTTTTGAAAATGCAACATATTCTTCGCCTGTAAAGGGATTAATCTCTATATTACTTAATTCTTCGCTAGATTGTCCTCTTTTAAGTTCGCCATTTTTTTGCTGTTCTGTTTCTATATCGTTTAAAATAAATTTTTCCATACTTCTATCATTTGGATTTTCTCTAACTACGACTTGAGTTCGTGAATCTTTATATTCAAAATTTATGTTAGGAGCAGAAAATGTACTTCTTACTTGATTAGATATCCCCGGGTGTATTGGATTAATAATATAGCC